GAAAAAAGAAATGAGCAATAAAGCATTTTATAAACAAGTAGGAGGATCTCATTATAAAGAAATGAAGATACAGCCTTCTAAATTCATAAATGAAAATAATTTACTATTTGCAGAAGGCAATGCAATCAAGTATATATGTAGACACAAACTGAAGAATAAAAAAGAAGATCTTCTTAAAGCAATTCATTACATAGAGATGATAATAGAAAGAGATTATAATGACTAGTTTACAATATTCATTAACATTTAAGAAAAGTATTTGGTTGTGTCCTTCTGAGTATAAGGATTTATCTAACGCTACTGAAATAGCAATTGACTTAGAAACTAGAGACGATGGTATAAGCGAAGGTTTAGGTGCTGGTTGGGCTATTGGTAAAGGCTATGTAATAGGTTTTGCTGTAGCTGTTGAAGGTTGGCAGGGTTATTATCCATTTAAACATTTTGGTGGGGGTAATATGATACCTACACAGGTTATTAGTTACATGAAAGAAATATGTGCATTACCTTGTAGAAAAATATTTCATAATGCTCAATATGATTTGGGTTGGTTACAAGCAATGGGTATCCAAGTTAATGGAGAGATTGTAGATACAATGGTTGCAGCAGCAATCGTTGATGAAAATAGATGGGCATATAATCTAAACTCATTAGCTAAAGATTATTTAGGAGAAATTAAAGCTGAGACTGATTTAAAAGAAGCAGCCAAAGATCATGGCATTGATCCTAAAGCGGAGATGTGGAAATTACCTGCAGAGCATGTTGGATTTTACGCTGAACAAGACGCACGGCTCACGCTAAAGCTATGGGGATTTCTAAAAAATGAAATCATTAAACAAAATCTAACTACGATTTGGGAAATGGAATCTAAACTACTTCCTATTCTAATTAAGATGAGACAAAAAGGAATTAGAGTAGATGTAGATAAAGCTCAAAGACTTATTAAAGAATTTGAAGCACAAGAAAAAGAAACTTTAATTAAGATAAAACAAATAGCAGGCAAAGATATAGATATCTGGGCAGCAAGACAAATAGCAGAAGCCTTTGATAAATTAAAGATAGCTTATCCTAGAACTGCTAAAAGTGATGAGCCTAGCTTTACACAAAACTGGTTAACTAATTGTCCTCATGAAATAGCTAAACTTATTGTTAGAGCTAGAGAGATAAATAAATTTCATGGAACTTTTTTACAAAGTATTATGAGATACCAAGTTAAAGGAAGAATACATGCTGAGATTAATCAATTGAGATCAGATTCTGGTGGAACAGTATCAGGACGTATTTCTATGTCTAATCCAAATTTACAACAAATTCCTGCACGTAATAAAGATTTTGGCCCTAAGATTAGATCTTTATTCTTACCTGATGAAGATTGTAAGTGGGGAGCATTTGATTACTCACAACAAGAGCCAAGAATGGTTGTGCATTATGCAGCTTCAGTTGGTTATGAAGGATCACAAGAACTTATTAAAGCATATGAAAATGCTTCAGCAGACTTTCACCAAACAGTTGCTGATATGATAGGTATTGATCGTTCACAAGCTAAAACAATTGGATTAGGTTTAATGTATGGAATGGGTAATACCAAACTTGCAACATCTTTAGGATTATCTGAGCAAGAAGCTAAAGAGATAATTGTTAAGTACAACAAGAAAGTTCCATTCGTTAAAAAACTTATTAATCTTTGTATGGATAAGGCATCTAAAGAAGGTGCTATTAGAACTAAGAAAGGTCGCAAGTGTAGATTTGATAGATGGGAACCTAAAGATTGGGTAATGGTAAACTCTGAAAACTTTGAAACAGCTATTGCTAAATTCGGTGGACAAGAAAATATCAAACGAGCTGGAACATACAAAGCTCTAAATAGACTGATACAAGGTTCCGCAGCCGATCAAACTAAACAAGCTGTTATTGATTGTCATGAAGCAGGACATACTCCACTATTGCAGATCCATGATGAATTATGTTTTAACATTAAAGATGAAGTTAAAGATGTTAAAGTAATTAAAAAGACAATGGAAAGTTGTATAGAGTTTAAAGTTCCTAGCTTAGTTGATGTAGCAATTGGCGATAGTTGGGGAGAAGTAAAGTGAAAATATGTAGTATATGTAAAGAATTATTATCTTTTAATGATTTTAATAAAAACAAATGGTATAAAAAAGATGGTTTATCTACTCACTGTAAAAAATGTAGAAAAAAAGCAGATTTTAAATATGGAAATACAGAAAAAGGTTCATTGTCTATTATTTATCTTTCTATAGTTAGAAAAATAAAAAATCCTCGTTATATTAATTTTTCTGAAGAAGAAAAAGATAGACATCGCTGTCATATGACAAAAGAACAATTTTTAAAAAAATGGGAACAACATGTATTAAAACATGGATATAAATGTGCTTTAAGTGGAGAAGAGATAGTTTTTAAAAGAACAAGTCATAAAGATTCTGTTAAAAGTAATGCGGTTAGTGTAGATAGACTAAATCCAAAAATTGGTTATACCGAAGATAATATTATATTTGTATCTAGTAAAATCAATAACATAAAAGGAGCAGTGACAAAAGAACTTTGTATAGCTATATTAAAAGCACATGAAGAAAAAGGTCTATGAATTTAAATATTTATAAATGGATAGCCGCAAGTATTAGTATTATATGTTCTATAATGCAGGCAACTGCCATTATTAGTTTACAATGGATTGCTTGGGTATTTTTAATGGTATCTGTACTTATGTGGACTTATGTTTCCTATCTTGAAAAAGATAAAGCAAGATTAACCCAACAAATAATTTTCATAATGCTTAGTTTTTTTGCTATATATAATTGGTTTCAAATTAAATGAGTAACAAGTTTAAAAGAAGAAGCGAATATGGTAAAGGTTGGGATGGAAGAAGTAGAGTTTCTGATAAAGCATATAAAGATAACTATGACCAGATTGACTGGTCTAGTGTAAAGAAAAAAGAGGAGAGAAAAGATGGACAAGAATAAAATAACAGGGATCACGGCTTTCGGGCCTTTAAGAATTATACATCCACTGTATCAAGTGTTTGGTATAAGATTAGAAATGATTAATTTTGATAATATAATTAATTGCGATCACAAAGAACATGCAACAGATATTAATGATTCTATAGAAGACATAGGATTAATTTGTCCAATAGTTTTGTCTAAAAAAGACAATAAGTATATCATAACCGATGGTTGTAGCCGATATAATTTTATAAAAGAACATGCAAATTCTTCTATTTGTTATGTAGCAAAGAATGAAAATGAAGAAAAGTTTTTACAACAAATGAATAAAAAAGTATTTAAACTTCACAAAGAAGAAAAAATAATAAGAAATTTTGAATTTTTATTCCAAGACGATATCGTTGATTACACAGCGAAGTGTACATATCTATTCTCTGAGGGGGTTCCCAAAGATAAGATGTTAAGATAAAAAACTAAGAAGCTATATCTAAATCTTCTTCTAGTTCTTCTCTTACTTTGAATACAGCTTGTTCTCTTAACTGTCTTTTAATTTCTTTCAGTTCGAGTTCAATCTGCATCATATCTATTGTCTCTGCTCCTTTTTCTAAAAACATATGATTCCATTTAGCTTCTAAAATCATTTTTCTAGTGATAAGAGACTGTTCATTATGAAACATTCAGTTCCTCATATGTTAGGAAGACTTTGGATGGGGAGTATGTAATTTCTTTACTCCAAGTTCCTCCGCCTTCTCTAAGCTCTTTTATGAAGTTGTTTTTCGCTTCATCATCATCTACTGCCTTTACGTCAAGTACTATGCGTTGACCAGCATATCTAGCGGTAAAGCGATATGACTTCATAAGATTATCTTATATAACTTGGGAGGCATTGTCAATATTCCTTGACACTATCAATAAAACTATTTAAAAACAAGTATTATGATAATAACAATGATAAAAAGATACATATCTAACTTTAAAATATATGCGTTTAAAGATTACTATATGGCTAACCATCCAGATGGAAGAAGCTATCCGCCTTTATTTAAAAGATTAGATATATTTTGGAAACTAAGATCTGAACCTACTTATGAAGAAAGAATGCAAGAGTGGGAAAATTACAGCCCTGAGGATAAAAATGGACATTAGTAAATGGAAGAGTGTTGCAATAAGAATTGATGACTACAAAATATTAAAAAGTCTTTGTGGAAAGAAATTTAGAGCACCTGCAAGTATGATATCTAAATTAGTGCATGACTATTGCAAATATCAAGCATCAAAAGAAAAAGTAAAGTACGAAGTTTTTATTAAAAATTTACTTAACGGAAAACATTAAGGTTGTATTTTTCGTTATTTATGTTATTAATTTGACATGGATAACGAATACGACCCAATTCATCAAGAATTTCTATCTTCTCTAAGTTTTCTATCTAAGAAACTTACAAAATTTCAATACGAACTTGTGTGCCATGTTATGTTTAATCTATATATGGGTAAAACATATGGATTTGATCCTGCATTTGATGAAAGATTTTTGCCATTATGTAAAATGTATTGGTATAGCAAAGGTAAAAATGATTTTAATGCAAAAAATATTCCTGAAAATGATGAAAAGCCTATAATATTTAAAGTGTATGATGGTGGTAAAAAGAAGAAATAAGACTTACAATGTACGTATGAAACGTATTAAACGTACAAATATTTTCAAACCTCACAGGCTGGAAAACGTACTGGATATGGATTATTCAGCGTGGTCTGGACAAGAAATCACAGACTTGTTAATAGCAGTACATGATAACTACAGTTATTTTGTTAAGACCAAACATAGCCCTGAACTAACAATATATTACCATGACATACTCGGTAAACTTGTTAAAACTTATGGGCATTGAATTCGCTAAAACTATTTTAGAAGATAAGGAAATAGCTTCTGAGCAAAGACTATGGCGTGGTGTTTTGTGCAATGCTATTGAAGATACTATGCAAAGTTTGTCGGATCGTAAAACAAGTATATTTAAAATGGAAGCTCACGAATGGATAATTAATAGTGAAGAAGATTTTCAAAAAGTATGTTATTGGTCAGGTTTTGATCCTGATTTAGTTAAAGAAAAATATTTATTAGCAGTTAAACGTGGTGATATTAAATTTACAGAAAAACAAATTAATTGGATTAAATATTATAGACATTACGAGGCTTACAAAAAAGAAACAGATAAAGAAAAAAGAAAAGAATGTAAAAAAGTCGCAGATAAATGGCGAAGTATTGTTCTTAATAGTACCACAGCATTAGTCACATCTTTTTTAACTACATAGTTGATCCCATAAATTTTATTTGAGATCATAACGGCCGAAAGGAGTATCTCATGGCTAAGAAAAAAGAAAACATACAAGACATATTAGATAGAATCAATGAAGATATTGAGACTATTAGAGAAAAAGTTGAAATATTAGAGTCTCAGACTGATGACTCTGAATTTGACGATGAAGATGAGGATGAGTAAATTGGTATAATTGACTTATACTAAATTTGGTAATAAAATCAATGACATAGAGTATCACACTCTATTTTTTCCTTTCATTGTTTAAAGTTTCCTCCCTCTTGAAAAAGGGGGAGGTTTACCTATATACTGTCATAGGTTGTACCATAGGGGTAGACCAATTAACTTGCTTAAAAAGGAGATAATTATGTTTAATACTTTATTAGACAATAATGGTTTACTTAACGTAAACAAAATACAAAAACAATTATTCAATGGTTCAACAAAATTTTTTGATGATACGTTTGAAAATATTTTTGACACGTGGTCAAAAGTACAATCTTTTCCATTTTACAATGTAGTTAAATACTCAAAAGGTAAATACGCAATAGAAATGGGTTTAGCTGGATACAATAAAGAAAATGTACTTGTAGAAGTTAAAGATTGTATTTTAACTATTGAAGGTAAAGTAGATGACAAGAACGTAGATTACGTTCAAAAAGGTTTAGCATTTAGACAGTTCTTTAAACAATTTGAATTAGCTAAAGATGTAATAGTTGATGAAGCTGAAATGAAAGACGGCTTATTAAAAATTAAATTTGGATACAACGAGCCTAAAGAAATTAAAGGCGTTAAAATAGATATTAAATAATGACTCCAATAATTCAATTAACAATATTTTTTGTTGTTTGTTTTATAGTCTTATTATATCTAATATATAATAATAGATAATGTTTCCTTATAATGAGGATGAGGCGAAGTGGCTTTGCTAATTATTACGGCCTAGCCACGTAAGCCATATCAAAAAAGAAGCCCATCCAATAATTAACCAAAATTCAGTTGTAAAAATTATATCCATATAAATTTAGAGAGGGATTAGATGACTAGAACTAACCCCTCCATTGTCTAACAAAGGGTAAGATATGTTTATACTCTTATCTAAAAGAGACCTAATAGTCATACATACTATTAGTAGTGTTAATATAGTTATTTTAATACAAATGTCAAATTAAAATCTTGATCTTGCTATCATTAAATATAAAAAAAATACGACTATGGCCGTATAGAATATTACATGCAACATATTTCCTCCTATTTGTTTATTAATGCGTAAATTAAAACGCACATAACTATTGATGATACAAACCACCAAAAACCTAAATCCGATACCAACGCAATCATATTAAAATATTAAAAATAATAATATAAATGCTAATATTCCTTCTATTATTTGTTCCATATTAATTTATAGTTTTTTCTTTGCCGTCAAAGAATGGTTTAATCTTTTCAGCATCATTAACGATAGTTTTAAGCATATCCTTAAATTCTTCATCGGATAACGTACTCTTATACACTCTAAGACCTTGTGCCACGAGTGTTGATGCTATGAGTTGGTCATCATTATATTTTTCCAACATCTCAATAGTTTTATCAGCTAACTCTTGATATATTGTAAGCAACATTGTTGTTCGCAATACATCCATTTTTTTCTTTGTCATTAGTTCTTTGTGGGTTGTACGTTGTTAATAAGTTCATCTTCTATTTGATAATATAGTTCTCTACCTAGATCCGTATTTTCAGAATAGTCATCATTTTCTATCACACACTGCTCTCTAACACCATGTAAATCTATAAAATAGAAGTATAGGTCACTAGCTACTGCGTATATTTTATCTTTTTGCATTACGTTTCCTCTTTGTTGATTTCTTTACGGGTTTACCAAAGCAATCCCATTTTTTATGATATGCTTTTAATAACTTCTTTATGTCTCTTAAATGTTTGCTTATCATTTCTTATCCTTTTTCATTTTTTCAATTATAATTATACAGCTATGCTTTTCTCTCTTATCAAATTTTGTTAATGCT